GTTGTTTGGCCGGTCGAAGGTAGCACTGGAAAACAATACGACGTTGAATTAACTAACGAAGGATTTCAATGCAGCTGTCATGGATTTGTATATCATGGTTATTGTAAGCATTCGAAAGCTGTCTTAAAACAGGTAGAACAAACAACCTTTGATAATTTTGTGAGGGTATTATGAGTCAACACACTCAGCAATTTTTAGCAAAGGGAGGCAAGATTCAGTTTATTCCTCCTTTGCCAGTAGAGAAAAGACCCAACTATTCGGGCTATAAAAATAGTATCGCGAATAGAGGAAGAAAAAGAGAAACGCTTAAAGCACAAGGGTGGAGATCTTGAGTAAAGGTATCAAAGGACGAGGCAAAACGCATTCAACTTCCAGATCCTGGGAGAAATCTCTAAAAAGAAATGGAAATAAAAAATCGAGACAACAAGGAAAAAAATATGTTAAATCAAACTCCGCAGCAAGCTCAACAATGGGTTGATAAAAAATCTGGTCAAAAAGTTGGTGTATGGCCTGACCGTGCGAATGGTGGATATACTCCTCGATTTTTTGTTGATGATTATCAACCTAAAGATAAAAAGCATTCTCAAAGAAGCTATAGAAAATTTAAAACAGCAAAAGAAGCTAAAATATTCTGTAATGCCATTTGTGAATTATTAACACCTGAAACCGCTCGTAAAGAAAAAATAATTACAGCAATAGTTAAAACTTATTTTAAAAGAAAAAAGGAGTCAAGAAGATGAAATGTAAATACAAATATAAATTTCCAGTAGATGAGTTTGGTCGTCCAGGTGGAATGTACAGTTTAGCTGATTTACCAATTGTTGGTTACAAGATACTCGAAAGAGTTGGTACACTCAAGAAACGTGATACTGCAAAAGAACTCTATGAGCTTCAAGATAACGCTAATAACTGGACTTTAGTAGTACCATTTGAAGATGTAGAGATCATAACGTCTCCACTAACAGAGGTTATATAATGGATCAGATAGGAATATTGATTAGTTTGTATATTTTAGGAGTTTTGTACGTTTTATCTCCATGGATATTTGTGACATATTTATCACATAAAGATAAAAAAGAAGAAAAAAACGAAAAAAAGTAAAATAAGCATGTACAATCATATCCCGTTGAGGTAGGATGGTATCAAGATAAACAAATTAACGGAGAAAAACATGGATATTTTTGATTATAAAAACGTAATAGACACCCTAATCGGGATGTCAGACGAGCAAAAGAAAACTTTAGCTCAAAAAATGGTAGATAGGTTTCCTTCAACTACTTATGACTTAGCATCTGAATTTATGATTCACTTGCAAGACCGAGAAGCTGAAGAAGGAATCTTAGGATAACGTAAGGAAACAAATCATGATGGACACATTTAACAGCATCATTTCATTCCTATACGTTGAGGCCACAGCTCAACCGCTTATTTTTCTCCTCTTTATCTTGGTTGGGCTATGGCTATTATTTCAAAAAACTTACGTGACAATACTGTCGCTTTTTACATTATGGTTAGCTTATTTAATAGGAGGATATTATGGCTAAAGAATTGACAAATAAACAAAGAATCGCATTAGTACGAAAGCTTTCAAAAAAGCTTACAAAGAAGGTACAACGAAATTCTAAAGTTCGTTTATCAGAAACATTGTACTTAGATAAATATGATAATGGCTCTAACCCATATCACTATACCGATGCATCAAAATATGCAGATCAACATTACGGTGATGCGATGCGTGATACAGTCGCTATGGATAATGATTGGGATTAAGTCATGACCATGCATCTTTTACCGGTTTACTTTACAACTACTAAACACAGTCGTAAGCGTAAACGTAAATTTTCACGAAAGCAAGATAAGGCTCATCAAGAACATGAAAAGTTCTTAAAAAAGATGGGCATTACAGGAGCTGAATCAAACAAAGGAATACACGATATTCCTGATTACAAAGAAAATATAAGAAGTACAGCAAAAACTTCAGATTCAGTTCCAAATAATGGGTCTCGTAAGAGAACTCAGCAATACACAGGAACCTTTATACAAGGTATTGCAACAATGCATAAATCAAATCTTGTGCCAGTTACTAGAGATGGCAATCCAAAAGATTATGCAACAATGAGGAGAAACTAATGTTTGCAGAAGCAGTAATGTGTCTCGCACTCAATATGTATTGGGAGGCGAAGAATCAATCTATGGTAGGTCAAGTAGCAGTTGGCCAAGTAGTTATGAATAGAGTACAGGATAGCAGATTTCCAAATACAGTTTGCGAAGTCGTTTATCAAGGAGAACATAGACCTTCATGGAAGGATCCAACTAAAGAACATCCAGTTAGACATAGGTGTCAGTTTAGTTGGTACTGTGATGGTAAGTCTGATATACCTAATAAAGATAGTAAGCAGTGGTTTAAAGCTATGGATTATGCAAGAATAGTATATTCAGGAAGAATAGCTTATGATCTCACAGAAGGATCAACACACTATCATGCTACTTATGTTAGGCCATCATGGGCTAAAACTAAAACAAGAACAACAAGAATAGAATCACATATATTTTACAGATGGGAAAAATGATGGTATTAAAAGAAGGCCCGTTAAAAACGGCAGTAGAAAATAACGATGGCGTTATCAAGCAAGAACTTATAAACTATCGAATCAAAGATGGAATGCTGCACAAAGAAGTGATCACAAGACAGTTTAGAAGCGATGGTGATTATACTGATCATACGACTACTACACCTTTGGTTCAAGTCGAAGTAACAATGCCTGATCTAAGTGATAAAATACCTGGAGCCACAGGAAAATAATTGAAAAAAAGCATGTACATTACAGTTTTTATGTGGTAGAATATATTATATTAAATAAAAAATGAGGAGAATTTAATGTTAGATACGATTTTAATAATTATTATGCTTGTTGCACTTTTTATCACTGTTAGAATTTGCATATACGGAGACGAATAATGGCTATCAAAAAGAAAAAATTAAAAAGAACAATAGCTCGAGTCTCAAAAAGTGGAATCGGTGCAGTACCTTTCGCTAAAGGTTTCGAACATGTAATAAGATACTTTCACGAAGATGTCGATAAGAAAGATATTAGTGATTTAACACGTTCTTTCGTCAAGAAGAACTTCAAAAAGGTAGATGCTAAAAACATACTAGCAAATCCTGAATATTCTTTTAGCATGTTCACACACCATGGAGCAACAGCTTATTGGTCAGAACTTGTAAAGACTGACGAAAAATACGATAACGAAGTATTTCAACAGTACCTTGAAGGATTTAAAACTTATCTAAGCAAGATGAATCTTGATGGCGCTAAGATTATAAAAGAAAAAGAATTCGAAAAGAAATTAAAAGGCAATGTTGTTACATTATCACCTATGCAAAGATTGCAGAATAAGATTAATGAAACGATTATGCAAGACCTTTTAACTTTAGAAGATGAATGGATTGATGGACAAGAGACAAGTCTCGATGTATATAATCAATTCAAGTTACACGGGTTAGGTGGATCTGCTACTATTCCCGTTAGAACGATGATTGAGGGATGGCTACTAGATTATGAGGATGCCTATCTTAAACGATGTGCTGACGCTGTTGAAGGTTATTCACATTTGAAAAAGCCTGAACTCAATCGTCGTGTCGCAGAATGTAAAGCAATGTTAGAAGACTTAGATAAAATCAAGTCAGCTACAAAGTCTTTACGAAAAGTTAGGATTAAAAAGCCACAATCTGCTATCAAACAGGTAGCAAAACTTAAATATCAAAAAGAAGATGCGACGTTTAAGTTGGTTTCAACTAATCCTTTGAATGTAATTGGTAGTGTAAGACTCTTTGTCTTCAATACTAAATATAAGAGGTTAGCTGAGTATGTTACTCAAGATCCTAAAGGCTTTATCATCAGTGGTAGTACCATTAAAAACTTTGATAAAGAATTAAGTCGAGAATGCACACTCAGATCATCTCAACTCGGGTTTATTCAAACTGTTATGACGAAGACACCAAATCAAGTTGACAAAGCTTGGACAGAAGTCTTAAAGACTAAAGTGACTTCACCAAATGGTAGAATGAATGATAATACAATTTTATTGAGGACTGTTAATAAATGATAATAGAAGATCAATTTTTAACTAAGAGCAAATTTACTAAGCTCATAGAACGAACAGTAAGTGAGCTTGGTATAAATTATATGGATGCAATACTACATCTTTGCGAAAAGAATAGTATTGATCCAGAAGATGTTAAGAAGTTTGTTTCACCGATCATCAAAAGCAAAGTAGAAGCTGAAGCGATGAACTTAAACTTTTTACCTAAACTAAACACATTAGATAGCGCATTTGCCGATTAATGTGTATAAATAGATGTACATTTGTTTCAATACAGTGTATAATAATACAGTTAATATTTCAGTTATATAAGGATATACAATGTCATTTCAAAATTTAAAACGTAATAAAGATCAAATATCAAAACTAATTCAAGCAGCTGAAGCCACATCTGGTGGAGGCGAAAAAAAATCCTACGCAGATGAACGAATATGGAAACCAACAGTTGATAAAGCTGGTAATGGTTACGCTGTTGTTAGGTTTCTTCCAGCGATGGAAGGTCAAGAACTTCCATGGGTTAGATATTGGGATCATGGCTTTAAAGGGCCAACAGGATTATGGTATATTGAAAACTCTTTAACTTCTATCGGTCAACCTGACCCAGTCGGTGAACTTAACTCTCGTCTATGGAATACAGGTATCGAGTCTGATAAAGATCGAGCTCGAACACAGAAAAGAAGATTACATTATGTGACTAACATCTTAGTTCTTCAAGACTCTGCAAATCCAGACGCAGAAGGTAAAGTGTTTCTCTTTAAATTTGGTAAAAAGATCTTTGATAAAATCATGGATGTAATGCAACCACAATTTGCAGATGAAGAGCCAGTAAATCCATTTGATTTTTGGGAAGGTGCAAACTTCAAACTTAAAATAAGAAACGTAGAAGGTTATAGAAACTACGACAAATCAGAGTTTGATAAAGCATCATCTCTATATGATGCAGATGAAGCAAAGCTCGAAACTGTGTACGATACGATGCACCAACTCGATGAGTTTGTAGATCCTAAAAGCTACAAAACTTATGACGAACTCAAAGCAAAACTGCAAAGAGTTCTTGGTGAAAATACAGATTCATTAGGTGAAATGTCTATGAGGCAAGAGGCACAAATGAATCAACCAACAGCTGCACCTATGGCAGCAGCAAATGTCGAAAGTGTTGATACTCTTGTTAAAGAAGAGAAAGAAGAAGACGATACAATGTCTTACTTTGCAAAGTTAGCACAAGAAGGCTAAATGAAAGGGTCGTTACTTAATAAACGCGCGAGGGACCACGGTCAGTCCCTCACTACGAATTCAGTTTTGGTCGACGGACCAAATGGTGTAGTGCAAGGAAACGCGTCTTACCAAGAGGCGTAACTTGATTGCTCAGGCGTGGTAGCCAGGTTTAAGGCTTAGCAGCTAAAGATCACATCACTCTACCGAGTGGGAGCAAGTTCTAGGGGATATAAGAGATGGTATCTCGGTCGACCTAGTTGGAGGTAAACCCACAGTCCTCCCTACACATTATCTAAAATTTCTAAATTGTAAAACATTGGCGGGGTTAAATCCTTGATTATCACCGGCAATTATGGCTTGAGAGTTGCTATTATTAATAGTCGTACTATTATCAGGTGCACTTATTATTGTGTCTGGTCCTCCAAGAAGATCAGCAAATCTTCTTTCATTTAAAGCTTCGTTTAAGGCCACACCTCTGCCTTCCATATCCACAAATGGATTATCTCTTTGGCCAAGTACAAATTGTGCTTTTGCTATTTGTTGTGTTAATTCATTTAATTTTAAGCCTGGATCCAATATACCCTTTTTAAAATCTATAGGACTACGAAAATACGAAAATATTCCTTTTTTATCTAGAGTCCCACCATTAGCTAATGCGTCTAACACTTGAATTTGACTAGCTAAACCTTCAGCTATTTGATTAAATCCCTTTTTAAATTGGTTTATATTAACACCTGCTAATGTTCTGATAGCGCCAGCGAAAGTTGTTAAAGACTTAGCTATAGTATCCATTTTATTTGCAACGTTAACATCTAAATCATTTAAGGGTTTTAAAGATTCTACAATGGCTACTAATTGATTTTTTCTGGCGTCATCGGCGTTTGTTGTACTATCTGCACCAGTTAGAAAGTTCCATACTTTTTTAAATGTTGTAAATGCAGCATCTATACCAGCTTTTGCTCCGAGACCCAATACTAAAGACGCTACAGCTGGACCAACCAAACCTAGTGCACTAACTTTTCCTAAAAGACCAGAATCTAAATCGTTTAAGGGTTTTAATCCTTCTCCAATATTTG